TCAAAATGAATTAGACGATTTACGAGACGCTGTTATCACATTTGAAAACAAACCAGATATCGCACAACAATACTTAGCGTTGGTCGCAGATGGTGGACTAATGGATAAGAAAATGTATGGCGGAATTATCGCTTCAAAAGGATAATGAAACGCATACCAAGAAAATCTGGACAACCTAGAAAGTCTAAGTTACACTCCGATCTTTATACAGATGAGAATCCAAAAGGAACAATCAAAGGGCTTGGCTTTAAAAATGAAACATCGGCTAGAAAGAGTGTGTCTAAAATTCGTGGAAGCGGTAGAACACACGCTCATAAGACTCAAGCTGCTATCGCTATGGAGCAGAGAGCTAGGGTTGCTGGCAAAAGTAAAGCTGCAGGAGTGTACAGGAAATTCATCGAAGCGCAGAAAAAGAAAACGAAAGCGAAACGAAGACGAGCATGAAAAGCACTGGGGCATAGGAGGTTTCTAATGATAAAAATTACAGACGCATTGAAGGCACGAGTACAGGACCATGAAGGCCTGAGGACATCTGTTTACCTGGACACACTGGGCAAAAAAACTGTGGGCATAGGCCACCTCGTACAAGACCATGAACTTGAAAGGTTTGCCGAAGGAGTAGAAATACCCATGGATGAAATCATGGAAATATTTGAAATGGATTTAAACAGAGCGGCAGCAGGAGCTGACATGTTAATACAAGATAATGTTGGTCACGATCTACCTCAACACATAGGTGAGGTGATTCTTGAGATGGTGTTTCAGCTGGGGACAACAGGCGTATCTAAGTTTAAAAAATTTTGGAAAGCACTAAGAGTTAAAGACTGGAAGAAAGCAGCAGCAGAAATGAAAGACAGCAGGTGGCATTCACAGACACCGAAACGATGTGAGTCGTTAGCAGAAATTGTAGCTAATACTTAGTCTTTAATTTCTTTTACAGTCTTCTGATGTGACTCTAACGCATCCCACACCTCAACCTTTGACCAATGAGCCATGACACATTTAGATATGTCCTCGTGTAAGACTTTCAACCAACTAATATCCATCGGTATAGTTCTACCTTTATTATCAGTGATGTGGTCTACTTCTTCATTAGTTAAAGATAAATTTAATTTACCATTGTCGTAAGTTATTCTCATTTTATTTCTCCCCAATTGATTCCTATTTTTGCCTCGCATTTTACAGGCACATGAAGTTCAACGGCAGACTCCATCGTATCTTTTATTTCTTTTACCTGGGTCTCTTTGGCTACAGAAATATTTAGTTCGTCATGTATTTGTATCATCGGGACAATCCCGTGCCTATTATACAAATCAACCATGGCTTTCTTGGTTTGATCTGCCGCTGAACCTTGTATTAACCTATTCAATGCACGATAGGTTCCTGCTCTTTTCATCTCATTCCACGCCCAAGTTTTCTTGGCGTTTTCATAACTCATCATTCTTTTGTCGTGGAAGTCTTTGTTCTCCCATAAATCAAATCGACATCTACGACCGAGCAGAGTATTTATAAATCCGTTTTGTTCTGTGTATCTGGTTGCACGAACAATTATGTTGTTTAAGAAGTGAACATTATCATTGTATTTTTTCTTCAAAGCCTTCGCTTTATCCTGACTAATATCTAGAGAGGTAGCTAGTTTTGCTATGCCCATGCCATACATAAGTCCCAAACCAATAGTTTTGGCTTCTTTCCTTGATATTTGCGCCATATCAGCAGTTACTTGGTGGAAGTCCTTTCCTTCATGGAAGAACTTAATTAGGGTCTCAGCGCCCTCTAAATCGTGTTTTTTGGCATAGTGTACGAGCAATCTAGGCTCTTGTTGGGAATAATCGAGAGAAACCCACTTTTCTGCCTTTTCTGGTAAAAACAAAGATCTTATCTTTGGCCCTATAATTTCATTGCGAGAGGGGACCTGTTGCAAGTTAGGATTATTCATGGACAACCGACCACTGACCGTCCCACCAAACTCACTTTTTAGTTGATTAATCTCAGCATGAATCCTGCCATCCACATTGTGTTTTAGTATGGAGTCAATGAATGTAGTGTGTGCTTTATTATATTCTCTAGCTACAGATATTGATTGGATCAAAGGATTCTCACTATCCTTCATAGCCTCGTTACTTATCTTCGCTTGTTTATTTTTCTCAGTATACTCATACTTCTCTCCGAGCTTATCAAAAACTTTTTGTAGTGATGCAGCTGTATAAATATCAGAGGCATCAATTTTTATACCTGTTTCTTTTTTAATGTTGTTATAAATTTTCTCTTCTTCTGATTTAAAAAACTTTTTTGTTTTCTCAGCCCGGTCAAGATCAACACGAACACCTTTCCATCTCATCTCCAAAAGCAAACGAAGTAGATCTGTTTCTAAATTGAATACATCAGTCAGTCCTTGCTTTTGTATTTCAACTCTAAGAACCTCCCATAGTTTGTAAGTCAGCTTTGTGTCTTGTTCTGCATACACACCGACATATTCTACAGGAACCAAGTGCATGTTCTCTATAGCTTTGAACCCATGCTCTTTACCAAAGTCTTCTAAAATATTGCCTTGCTTTCTCTCTCCTAGATAATCTTTTGCTAAATTATTTAAACTGTAACTAAATCTATTTTCATCTACAAGAGGAGCAGCTATTAAAGTATCATATACCTTAGTGACATCACACTCGACACCCCACCGTCTAAGCCAACCTAAATCATAAACTGCGTTGTGACACAAAACTATTGGATCCTCTTTGAATAATTTTCGTAGCCACTTCTTCACATCCTCCTCAGGAAAGTTTCCCCCACGTTCATGTCTTACCGGGAAGTACCCATCAAATCCTTCAAAGGATATAGCAACACCCACAACAAAACCTTTATTCGTTGCCCACCCACCACCAAGAGTTTTAATATCTGGATCGTATGTTTCTAAATCTATGGCAACTTGTTTAATACCAGATACATCTGGAAAGTTTGGTCTAGTCCACTCTGGTTTGTTTTCTTTCTTTAACAAATCCATTTGTTGTTCAAATATCATCTAAGAACCTCTTCAAATTCGTATTGAGAAGTAGAAGGCACAACAAAAAGATTCTCTTTTGCTCTTGTCATTCCCACATAAAAAACTCTTCTTTCGTCATCTCTATTGTAAGACATCTCGTCAATAATTCTTTTAGATATATCAGAGAACAAAACCACATTCTGACTTTCTCCACCCTTCGCACCATGAATGGTAGATAATTTTATACTCGCTCTTTTATCTAGGTCATATCCTCTTTTTAGAATCTGTCTCATGTAATTTATCTCATTCTCAGCTATACCGTTTAGAGCGACTTGCCATGGTGTATTTATATCCGCCCTCAAACCCCACTCTGTAGAGAGAGTGTCATAGCTATATTTAATCTCTTCATCTGCTCCAGGCATTTTCTTTTTACCTCGAGCTATGCCTTTGTCTCCTGATCTGATGTATTGATACATAGTTTTTACATCTGACAAAGATACCTCATGTCCTAGTTGTAAATTTTTCCAACAATTGTAAGCAACTAAAACATCATCTTTGATAGATAACTTATTGTTTTTTTCAAATAAATATCCTTTGCTTTTTAAATCGGCAGCTATCTCGTTTAAATAATAGTTGGTCCTACATAGAATAAGCCACTCATTCTTTCTTAAATTTAATCTCTCAAACACCACATTTGAAACTGTGCCCTCGTCCTGACGAGGATTCCAGTCTTTAGGAATTCTATTTTTTATTCTGTTAATCAATCTATTTGCTCTAACGAATATACTGTTTGGTATTCTATATGATTGATTTAAAACTTGTAAGTGACAATTTAAATTTATTAATTTAGATACTTCTGCCCCACTCCAACCATATATAGCTTGATCATCGTCCCCGGCTAAGTAAACAATTTTTGCTTGGTCTATCATGGTGTGAACCATATCCCACTCGGATGCTTTCAAATCTTGAACCTCGTCTACAATCACCACATCTAGCTTTGGCGACTGCTTTGTTTTGTTAAACTCTATGATTAAATCTGTGTAATCTTTTATGCCTTTTTGTTTTTTAAACATTCGATAGTTTTTATCTATGCGTTGTAATCTCTCAAAACCCCCCTGCACATGACCTGCCTTTTTAAACTCTTCATACAAAGAAGTATTTTTCACTCTGTATAAATCAATCAAGTGAATCCCATCGGGATCTCTACCTATGGTTCCCCCGTTGCTATTAATAGAACTTGCGATGTCCACACCAAACTCTTTTTTAAAATCTTCGAAGTCTTGATCTTGTATAATATCTGTGTGCGTGCAACCTAAAAATTGATAGGCCAAAGAGTGTAGAGTTCTAAACCATTTAAACTCTTTTCTTTCTATCTTAAACTTATTAACTGCCCTGAAGATAGCCTCATTAGCAGCTTTCCTTGTAAAAGAAAAATAACCAATGCGATCTGGTTCTAAGTCTTTTTGTAAATTATCCTCAACATATTTTAGTAGCGTTGTTGTTTTACCTGTACCTGGAGGACCAATAATTTTGTGAACGTGATTTAAAATGGAATATCCTCCGTCTCTTGCACAGGCTCCTCTGCCTCAATCCTCTCTATTGTATTAAACTTATCATTGTCCACGAACCAAACTAACTGACCGGGTTTATTATTTAATTTTCTTTTGGTGCAATCGCCACCTAACTGTCTAATAAAAACTGCAACTTGATTTGTTGTCAAAGCAGAATACTTTCTGTTTCTCATGTACTCTTGTAGTTGATCAATACGAAAAAATACTTTGTTTTCTTCATCGTCCACGAAACACTGACCAGTAAGAATATCATCTAAGTCTACTGCATTGGCTTGGTTTGAGATATACTTTGATAAAATAATTTTGAACTGACCCTCTGGTGTCATCTCTTGATCTGTCTTGACCTCTATAGCTTTTGATACCAGAGAAGTAACAAAAGCATCATAGTCTGTTCTAGACATCATTGGAGGCATTGATTTAGTTTTGACCAAACACTTCTTTCTAAATTTATGTTGATCGTAAAGTTCTTCAACTGTGCAAACAATCGTGCTCTCTTGATTAATTGTAATGTGATATATGGCATCGTCATTAGTTCCATACTGAGTTACATTACCGACATCAGTAATCACACTGCTCTCTCCTATACCAAACTTTCTTAATCTACACTTAGACTTATTACAAAAAGAACACATAGGTTGATCTTTGCACTTATACCCCCAGTCTTTTTTGTCTGCCTGCTTGATAATTTTTTCAATCTCTCTTGGTCGTAAAGCCTCCTCAAAATAATCGTGATGAAACTTATGCACCTCATCTTCAAATGTCTCTCCGTATTTCTTTTTTGCGTACACTGAGTATTGAAATAAAAAATTATCTCTACTGCCTTTTTGTACTTTACCGTTCTCTGTTAGATAAGCCTCGATACAATAAGGTGCATCTGCAAACTCAGAGTTTTCTTTTTTTAAAGATAATTTTTTTAGCTCATCAGCTGTTATAGATTTCTTTTCTACCTCTGCTATAAAGCCATCAAGATTTAATACGTTGCCTTTGTCATCAAAAGCATACCTATCTGTTTGATCTAATCCATTGTGATAAGGCATATTAAGAAAGCTACCAACTTCCCAGTCGCTTTCGTTACCCTCACGTAATAATTTTTCTTGTTTTGGAAATACTTCACAATGACCTAGCCCCATGAAAGAGGCTAGTTCTTTTATTTTGTGATGCACAATACCTGCCGATACATACTCTTTAAAAAATAAAAACACATGAGCACCACCACTTTTAGATTTAGTTACAATGAATGGAAGATTTTTAGTTGCAAGTTTCTGTGCAATAGACACATGGTCTAAAGGATATTCGTCCACATCTATACATCCCCAACGACATTTATCTTCGTCGTTGATTGGAAATATACCTAGACTAGGCCAAGATCCTTCTAGATGGTTTTCCCAAAGAGAATCTTCCACAGGAAGTTTTCTAATCCAGGTTTGACCCTCGGACTTATTATCCTCACGGAGACTCTCTTTGGGAGTAAAAGTGCCATAGGCACGATCTAAACCATAAAAGATCTCTTTAAATTTAGAGACCCTCTCGTTCATTAAAACGGAGTATCTTGATCCGAACTTGAACTTTCAACTTCGTCGTCATACTTAGGTTTAACAATACCTTTTCTAACTGACTCATTGAAGTTGGCAGCCATATCGAATGTGTCCTCACTGTTTAAGAAATCGCCTTTGTTCACGACCCAACCATACCAAGAACCCTTATCATTAGATTGCTTCGTTGTGGTCAGAGTGTAAATGCGATACCAACTAGGAGCCAAGAATAGCTTTTTAGTTTTAGGATTTTGAATAAATTCATTCTTCAAACTATAAGCCCAACTTCTAGCAGCTTTTAACTGTGTAGCTTTCATTGATATGATTGCAGGTTCCGGGGCGACACCACCGTTAAGAAGAAGGCAATAAAAGTTTGCACATTCTTCTAAGTAGTTTCCGCTCTCGAGACGGAACTTACCGTCGTCTCCACGTACTGCGTTAGTTGGTTTATCCACGGGGGAAAAGATATTGACAGGAGCAGAGGAACCTTTGCCTCTATCTTGCCACTCCAACCATACTTTGTCATACCCACAAACAACAACAGATATACCGTCCTGTCCTGAGTATATTTTTTTACTCACAGAGTTACAGATCATCCCAGCTTTTGCACCGTCAATCTCTTCTAACTCTGGAGACATTTGTGCCAAGACTTTTAATCTTGGTGTTGCGATATCATCTGTTGTGATGGTATCGAGCCCTGTCCCTGCGAACTTTTCTAAGTTTTCCATGTTCATAGCAGGGAGCTTGTCTGCCTTTGCGGTGACAGCACCGTTTTTTTGATTTGTCATTTTTATTTTGTCCTTATGTTTTATTTTTTTCGATCAATCTTTACTTTTTTTTGAGTATACACTCCAAACTTAGCTTGAACATCTGAGGGCATTGATCCTTTTCCCATCATCTCTTCAACTGTTTTTGCTAAGGTATTCCACGGCACACTCTTCTTATTGCTCGGATATAAACCACGATCTTGTAGTTCACCGATAAGATTAGTTGCATCGGAATCTTGTCCACGGCCAAATGTCAACACCACATCATTTTTAATAATGTCATCTAAACCATTTTGTTTTAACCAACCAAAACAAAACTCTTGGTTCTCTTGTGTGATGTTTGCTCTAGTTTGATCCTTGATTGAAACTTTACTACCATCCATCAAACTAATTGCAGATACACCTGCCGTCTCAAAGAAACTAGGTATCACTTCGTTTTCAAGTTGATACTCTCTGTCTTTGAGTTTTTTTATTTCAGCTTCTTTGTCGGCAATAGTTTGACGAACATTATCTAGTTCGTTACAAGCCTCGCCAACATCTTTCACTTCTGAGCTATCTAAAGAATTAATCTTTGATTGCTCATATGCTTTATCTAATAGACCCATATTGTTACCTCTTATAATTCTATTGTTATGGGAATATATATAGCAGTTTCTCTATCCCATTTCAAGACCTTAAATTTATTATTTGTTTTTTTTGCTGCCACTGCACAGATAATCCCTATTAATACAGGATCTCCCATCAATAATAAAAAGTCCTCTGATGTAAAATCTTTTAATTTTTGTTCACATAAAAATATAAATCTAGACGAATTAACCTGAATTTGTCTAGGGTTCTCAAACATTACGATGGGTTTTCCAAACCTTTCACAGTCAGAAATATCTCTATATCCTCCATTGGCCATCCTTGTGTTTGTCGTTACATATACTTTTTTCATTCTAATATTTCTCCCGGGTGTGACAACATTCTATAGTTATACCTATAATAACTAAATTAATTATTGTAAGATTTCAAGTATGAAATATTTTATGTTGCTTTGGTTGTGTGTAAATGATCCCTTTACTAGCTTGGAAAACACATGCATAGAGGAAATAATGCCAGAAACATTTGATACTTTACAAGAATGTGCTTTTGTTGCAGAACAAACTTATAATATGATGAAAGCCGATAGATTATACTTAACTACATTTTGTAGTAAAAAAGACTTGACAGCTATATAGCTTATCCTATATAAAGAACTTAGAAAGTTTAAAAACATGTATCCAAATTTTAAGACAAAGCCATTTGTCCATCAATTACAAGCATTAGGTTGTAGTTGGGACAAAACAAATTTTGCCTACTTCATGGAAATGGGGACAGGTAAATCAAAAGTATTGATAGATAATATTGCCATGTTGTATGACGCAGGTAAGATTAATGCAGCTGTGGTTATCGCACCAAAAGGTGTGTATAGAAACTGGGAAAGATTAGAGATACCTGCACATTTACCAGATCATATCAATACTAGAATTACAACCTGGGTGGCACCGAGTTCTAGAACAAAGCAGGATAAAAAAGATATTGATAAGTTGTCTGAAACTTTTGATGGCTTAGATATTTTCTTGATGAACGTTGAGGCTCTATCTAGCAAACCTGCTGCACAATTTTTAGAAAGATATTTATTATCTACAAATAGTTTAGTTGCCGTGGATGAAAGCACCACGATTAAAACACAAAATGCAGGACGCACAAAAAATATTGTCAGGGTTGGAAAGTTAGCGAAGTATAGAAGGATATTGACCGGGTCGCCTGTCACAAAGAATCCCATGGATTTATATTCTCAGTGTGCTTTTCTCGATGAAGATCTTTTAGGTTTTAGTTCTTATTGGGCATACAAATCTAGATACGCAATCGAAGTAAAGCGTCACTCTTCTACTCATTCTTTTCCTCACATTGTAGGATTTAGAAACTTAGATGAGTTGTCTCGTAAGCTCGCATTTTTTTCTTTTAGAGTTTTGAAAGAAGATTGCTTGGATTTACCCTCGAAGGTTTATAGTCCCCGACACGTAGAATTGACTAAAGAACAAGAAAAAGCCTACAATGACTTAGAAACATTTGCCATTACGCAACTGAACAACAACATTTTGTCAGTTACAAACACAATGACAATGCTTCTTCGACTACATCAGATTACTTGTGGTTACCTGCCCACGGACAACGGACAACCCCCAGTTCCATTGAAGAACAATAGAATGGATGAGTTGTTGAATGTCTTAGAAGAAACAGAAGGCAAGGTTATCATCTGGGCAAACTATCGTTATTCTATTTTTGATATTGAAAAAAATTTAAAAAAGAAGTTTGGTGAAGATAGTGTTGTCACTTACTTTGGTGATACCAAAGATCAAGATAGACAAGAAATAGTAAAAAGTTTTCAGGACCCAAAAAGTCCTGTTCGTTTTTTCGTAGCCAATCAACAAACTGGTGGCTATGGATTAACACTAACAGCTGCTCATACTGTTGTATACTACTCTAACAACTATGATTTAGAGAAAAGAATACAATCAGAAGATAGAGCGCATAGAATAGGTCAAAAAAATAATGTGACCTACATAGATATAATTTGTGAAAACACAGTTGATGATAACATCGTAGGTAGTCTACGAAATAAAATTGACTTGGCTTCACAATCATTAGGAGAAAAATTAAGAGAATGGCTAATAGAAAGCAAAAAAAAGAAAAAATAAAATATTACTTTGCTTATGGTTCTAATATGAATCACGAGCATATGAAGATGAGATGCCCAAAAGCAAAGTATCTAGGGCAATGGACACTACCTGGACACAAATTAGTTTTTAGAAGTGTTGCAGATGTGGAACAGTCTAAGAATAATAAAGTCAGTGGTGCCTTATTTGAAATAACTCAAGAATGTGAGAGAGCCTTGGACAGGTACGAAGGATATCCAAACCTTTATACCAAAAAATACTACACCATATGGCACACCGAAATGGAGGATGTGTTGCCACAAACAATAATGTTTTACAGTATGGTTGATAAATATGGAGAATATCCTCCTTCAGAGGGATATTTTCAGACCATTAAACAAGGCTACAAAGACTGTAAATTATCAACAGGACCCTTAATGATGGCTGCCAAAAACTCATTAATATCTCAAATAGATTTACCAAATGGGTTGACATTGCAGTAGGAGTTCCTATATAATATTACATATAATAAATTAAAAGAAAGAGAATGATATGGGAAAAGTAAACGCATACGCAAGAGAGAAAGACGACGAACTAGTAGATCTTTACAACGAACTTGATGAAGCTAGAGCAGCTTTGGATAGAGCTAAAGAAATGCCAGGTTTCCAACAGCTAACTAAAACTCACAAAGAAAGAGACTTTTTTTTGTTAGAGTCTGAGATGAACGACTTTGTAAGTTTGGTTGATGATTACATTAGAGGAGATGAACCTAAATGACCGACACTACAAGATACAAATCTATTATTGTAAGAGTTGAAACTCATGCAAAGTTAAAAGAAATGGCAGGGACCGATAAAAAGATTTCTGGTATTGTTTCACAGTTAGTTGAAAAAGAATGGAAAAAAACAGAAAGCAGAAAAACAGTTTAACTGTTCCTCAGTAATGAG